CACTAGCTCAAATGCGTCTTTCACCTTCGAAGGCGAGCCCCTCACAGCGGTTCTGGAGACTAAGGAATTCGACGCAGCGCCAGGGCAAATTGCTTACGTTGACCAGGTGCGCCCAATTGTGCAAGGCGGAAGCTCAATCATTACCATTGAGCATGGATACCGAGCGAACCAGCGAGACGACGTTAGCTATGACAACCCAGTCTCTTCTAATGACGACGGGGCTTTTGATGTACGCCGCTCTGCTCGCTTCCACCGCGTGCGAGTTACTATTGCTGGGGGCTTCGAGAAGGCTTTCGGCGTTGACTTGAGGGCAAAGGCTAATGGTAAGCGATAGGTCAGCACTCTTTGGCGGCAAGCTGGGGCAGGTAATGCCTGCGACCACTACCGCACAGACGTTGTATACAGCACTGGCGACGACTGAAATTACGCGGATAAACATTTGCAACGTCACGAACAACAACGTGACTTATTACCTCTATCACGATGACGGAGGGACGACTTACGCCACGGCGAATGCTCTAGTGTTTAACAAGACGCTTTCAGGGCACGCAACCGACATCATTGAGGCTGCGAGTCAGGGCTCAGGCATTACGATACAGAAGAACGGCTCTATCGGAGTTGCTACTTCTACTGCAAACCATCTCAACTTCACCTGTTACGGCATAGTCCAGAAGGTACGGTAAATCATGGCATTCCCATCTGTCGTAAAGCGCGATGCGTACGGCATCCCAATCATAAACGGGTTCGGCGTTGAAACTATAGAAGACCCTGGGTCAATTCAGTGGGTTTCATCAGGCTCAGGCGGGGGCGTGATGAATTACTTCCAAAACAGGAGGCACCCAACTACCGGAGAAACTTTTGACCAATACAATCAAAGATGGAAAGCGGAAAGGGAAGCCGCATATCAAGAAGCCCTTGGCTATAGAGAATCACGCCAAAACTGGAGAAACTCACCTGAAGGGATGGCGGATTTTGTCCGCAATCAATACAACATTTTAACTGGGAGGGCTACTTCTGCTCCGGTCTGGAATCCTTGGCAGCAATCGCAATACCGAGATTATTACATCACCACGCCATTTACTTCAGGGTTTACAGCCCCAACAGTGAACGACCCAATGCACGGGGCCGCTTACCAGCAAGCGTGGAATAATTATTATAAGCAATTTGTCCCTTCTGGTTACGACACGCCGTATGCCCCGTCTGGAAGTATTGCTAGTTATTTTCAGTCTCTGGGCGCTAATTCAAATATTATGGGCGCTGACCCATATTCTGGAAAATATCGAACTACATTCAGTCAGCAATATTTGGATTCTGTAAAGAACGACCCGGAACTTTATGATTTTGCGACAAGATGGAATGCGGAGGTAGAAAAAGGCTATCAATGGGGCGCGCAACTCCGCAATCCTTATAGCCCGTTTTTGAATCTCACCGGGGAAGGCTATCAAGCGCCTGTTCTTAACCAGACAGAGCGTTATGGGGTTAGATACGGCGGAAACCCCGGCGCACAAGCCATTGGAAACACAAACGATAATCCAATCCCAAACACTCCCGGCGCTGGTCTTTGGGTTTATGGAATTGATGCTAACAATCCAGCGGCGCTTGCTCAGGCATACCAGAATGTATTCTTTGGGCAAGACGAAGGCGCTCGACGCGCTCTCGCTGCATTCGCGCCTACTCAAAACCCTGATGGTTCGTGGCGTAAAGCTCAATCATTAGATGAGCTCTACAATTTTGCCGGGGCGCTGGATTCATATTATCGAGGTCTTGCCCAGCAAATTGACCTTCCAAAAAGCGGCATCCTTGATTCTATTGCAGGCCAAATCATTACGGGCCTTTTAACCTCTGCATTTACCGGGGGCCTTGGGTCTATTGTCGGCGGCCTCTCTGGGAACGTGGCGCTTGGGAACATAGCGTCCGCTGCTGCAAGTGCTGGCCTTGGGGGCCTTACTGGAGGCGTTCAGGGCGCTATCACTGGCGGCCTTGGCTCTGCCATTGGCTCAGGCATTGACTTTGCTGGTGGCGTTGGAGACTTCATTAGCAACCCCCTTGATGCCCTTGGTGGTGCGTTTGATATAGGCGCAGGCGCTGCGGGAGGCGCTGCTGGCGGGCTCCTTGGCATGGCTGATGCCGCCCAAGTTGGCCCTGGCTCTCTGGCTTCTAATACTCCGCCTGTGACTGGGCCGATTGCAGATGAAATCGTAACTGTTACGGCAAGCGCCCCCGGCTCTACCGGAAATTATGGATGGCTGGCTTCTACGTTGGCTGGTTTAGGGGTTCCGGCGGGGGCTGACCTTCAAATTGGCCCAACCGGAAACCTTGAGGGTTACAGAGTAACTCTGCCAGACGGAAATATTGATGTTGTTGGATTGAGAAACGACATTCCGCCCGATTTAGTGAATGGGCAGCCTACCCAATCAAATCAAGGTGGAACGGGAGGGGCAACAAGTGGGAATCTAGCCGGAGGGCCAGTTCAATCTGCTCCGGGTAACGTCGAATATACTGGGCAAACTGTCGGGCCTAACGGGCAGCCTGTTTATGAATACACCGTCACAGGAAGCGCCGGACCAGAAATCAATATAGGCGGCGGAGGATTGGGCGCTGGAACCGCAGGAGCGATTGCCGGAGCAATCACTGGCGGAGCCACTTCAGGCGGAGCTACTACTGGCGGAGCCACCTCAGGCGGGGGGCTTTTGGACACAGGCGTCACTCCGACAACTCCTGGCACAACCGGAATACCGACAGGCACTCAACCTACTCTGACAGACGAAGAGCTGGCAGCAATACTTGCTGGCGGTGCTATTGGGGCTGGCATTGGAGGAAGCGCCATAGGAGGCGCATCAGGTGGCGCGGCAGGCGTAACTCCGGGCGCTGGGATGGGCACAACTACGGGAACTGGAGTAACAACCGGCACCGGCCCCACAACCGGCATGGGCACTGGAGTAACACCAGGCACAGGGATGGCAACAGGGCCAACCGGCACCGAGGGCGGGCTCAGTGATGCAGAGCTTGCTGCCCTCTTGACGGGTGGTGCTGCTGGCTTAGGTCTTGCTGCAACCGGAACAGGAACCGGAACAGGAACCGGAACCGGAACAGGAACCGGAACAGGAACCGGAACAGGAACCGGAACAGGAACCGGAACAGGAACAGGGACAGGAACCGGGACAGGAACCGGAGACGGCACAGGATTCGGAAACGGCCTAGACCTTTTGATACCTCAAATGCAGGGCCTTCTACAGACAGGCTTTCAGCCCGGCACTGGCGCAGAGTTCCCGACATTCGACCCAGTGGGCAGTATACTGGGCGGAGTTAAAACCAATTTCCCGAAGACGCCACAACGCAAGAAGCGCGGCATCCGTGTGAACATTTCTGGGAGGGCAAGAAATGCCTGAGACACTTACTAGTACAACTAATCAAGCCCCGTGGAGTACGCAAGCGCCGTACTTGTCGCAGGGCTTTCAGGCAGCGCAGAACCTTTATCTCCCCGGCGGGGCTCCGGCAGGTTATCAGTGGTTCACTGACCCGACCACAGGAAGCAGGGCTACGGTATCGCCTCTGACGCAAGAGACGACGAACCTTGTCGGGAGTGTCACGAACCTAGCAAATCAGCCAAACATTCTAAACCCGGCTGAAGATTATGCGCGGGCTGCGATGTCTGGGCAGTATCTATCTCCATCGTCTAATCCCTACCTCGCAGACATGGTCACCGCTGCAAGTCAGGCCGCTAGGGACCAGTTCTTGACCTCATCCATTCCGGGCCTCAGTTCTCAATTCGGGATGTCTGGAAGAACCGGAAGCCCAGGTATGGCAAATGCTTACAACCAGCTTTCCGCAGGGTATGGTCGAGGCATTGCTGACATCGCAACGAATCTTTACGGCACTGCATACGAGAACGAACGCCAGCGTCAGCAAGAAATGGCCATGTTCGCTCCCGACCTCTTGCAAGCAAGGACTGGCATGTACGGCGCTGGACTGGAAGCTCAAGACATCCTAAACGAACAACGCCAGAGAGAACTCACCGACCGCGTAAATCGTTTTAACTTCGAGCAAGCGGCTCCCTCTGAGGCTCTACAGCGTTATCTCAAGTCTGTTTCTGGGCAGTTTGGGCAGCAGACCACGCAGACGGAGCAGGTATTCCAGCCAGAACAGTGGACGCAGATTCTCGGTGGCCTTGGGGCGCTTTCTCAGTCTGGATTGCTCGGTGGAATTCTTGATGCTGGCGGGGACTTTGTGGATTGGATCGGGAATCTCTTTTAAGGAAAAACCATGGCAAGAATAACCGACGCAATCAATCAGGGCCTTGAGAACTTAAGCACCAGTCCTTTGGGCATGGCAAGCCTTGGGCTTTTGATGCAGCCCTCAATGAGCAGGGAACCAATTAATCCTTGGGCATACGCGGCCAAGGGCCTTGAGATGGGAATGCAGAACCGACAGCTTGCTGCACAACAGAAGTCGGAAGCGGAACTTCAGGCGATGCGTCGCAATGCGTACGCGCGGAAAATCATGCAGTTCAATCAGGAGCAGCAAAAAGCCCGAGAGGAAGAGGCGAGGCGGGCTCGGCAAGAAGCAGCGTTCAATGAGGTAAGAAGCCAAGTCACGGACCCGATGGAATTGGCGCTTTTGTCCGCAATGCCGGAAGAGGCTGTAAAACAATTCTTGAAGCAGCGGTTTCCTGAGAAGCCAAGTCCTACCACCCTTGAGCAGAACTTAGGGCTTGCGGGGCTAATAAAGGGCACCCCAGAATTCCAGCAGGCAATGATGACGGCAATCAATCGTCCTCCATTGCAGATTGGAACTACTGATAAACCTTTAACGGTTTCAGAACTTGGTGGGTTGCGCGCCCCGGGTGGGCAAATGCTTCCGTATGGAACAACTCAACAGGAAGCCGCAAGGATAGGTGCTTCACCAGTATCGCCTCCGCTCCCTTTAACGCCTAAGCAGCAAATGGAAAACAAAGCCCAAGAGGCACAAAGGCAACTGCAAGCCAAGCAGGAATATGCGCGGCAACAGGCAGCCAGAGAGGTGGCAAGGCTTCAGGAATTCTTGAGAGGGAAAGGTCCCTCGGCCGCCTTTAGCCCGAAAGACAGGGCTTCGTATGCAACCATTGCAGATGCGGCAGCAAACGCCCTTGCAAAAGCTAGGGGGACTCCCGGAGCAGAGCCCCCTAGAGAATCCATCGACAGAGCAAGAGCATCTTTGCCTTCTCTAGAAGAATTGATGTATCCAGAAAGTTTTGGAAATATTTCTGGGTCCAAAATTCAATTACTGCTTGAAGAGCTTGGAGTTGGCGCTGAGAGCACGCCGGCTATGCCGCCTCCTAACCAAGGCGCGCCAGTGAGAAGCGAATCCGACTTTGAAGAGCGCCTACGTAAATACGTCCCGAGCGCACGCTAATGGCTGAATATTCTTATGCAGACCTGAAGAAAGCATTTATTGCCGCAGACGCAGCAGGAGACGCTGAGAGCGCCAGAATGTTTGCTGAGAGGCTGGTCCAGATGCAGCAGCCATCAACCCCAGAATACGCCCCCCCGACTGAGGGTATGTCTGGGATGGAGCAGTTTGTTGCAGGAATTGCCGCTGGGGCTCAACGCCCAGCAATGGCCGCCGCACAACTTACGCCCGCAATTTCACAGCAAGACATTGCAGAACGAGAGCGCCTCAACGCCCCTCTGATGGAGACATTTCCGGGGAAAGCTGGAGCGTTTGTCGGGGAGGTTGGAGCAATGCTTCCGTTTGCAGCTTTAGGCGCAGGCTCAATTCCGGGGATGATGGGCGCTGGCGCAGCAACGGGCGCAGCCTTTACTCCGGGAGGAATGCAGGAGCGAGCGACAGGGGCCGCGATTGGTGGCGCTCTCGGGCCTGTTGCAGAAGGCGCAAAGCGATTGGTGCGTGGTGCTACTGAATTCGGGAAAAGCGCCATTGAGCCTCTGCTTCCGAGCGGCCCAGAGCGAATTGCCGCAAGAACTATTCAGAGAATGGCCACTGACCCCAGCGCGGTCATGCGGGCACCGCAATATCAGCCTTCAATTCCGGGCTATCAGCCAACACTCGCAGAGGCAACCTTAGACCCCGGCATTGCTCAGCTTCAACGTGGATTGCCGGAGCCTGGCCAGCTTGCTCTTTCAGAGCAGGCCAACGTGCAAGCCCTGACGCGCGGAATTGAAAACATAGCCGGAACTCCAGAGGCTCTTGCGGAGGCTCAGGCTATTAGGTCAAAAATATCCACGCCGCTTTATACGGCGGCCAGAAAAAGCCAAAACCTTGTAGATACCACCCGAACGGTCAACCTTATTGACAGGCTTTCAAAGGCGAACCCCTCAACGGTTGGCCCGCAGCTCAAATCAATTCGAGAGTCTTTGTTCGTAGAGTATATGCCGCAAGAGCGCGCCCGAGATGCGTACAAGGTTTTGAATGAGGTCTTGTCTGGGCGGAACGCGAGCGCCCCCGGCTCTACAGAAATGAAAACAGTGCGCACGATTGTTGGGCGGGTTAGGGATGGAAAGATAACACCCGACGCTGCGCTTTCTCAGCTTAAAGGGCTGTCCCCAAAACGCGCTGACTTTAGCGATGCTTTGGCCTTGACGAAAGACATCTTAAAAACCCCAGACTATGTTATTCAGCAGGGTTCGCAGCAACTTATGGACGCTGCCGGAATGGTGCAGGAACTTGCGAGCAAGAAGGAAAACAAGTTCATTCGAAAACAGCTTCGCACCGTCCAGAAGTCTTTGGAAAACCAAATCAAAAAAGCCGTCCCAGAGTTTGGGCAGGCAGAGGCCGCTTTTAGGAAGGCCAGCGTCCCGATTAACCAGATGCAAATTGGTGAGAAACTTTATAAAAGCCTGGTTCCTTCTTTGGCTCAAGGCACGGACTTAAATCAAATAACTGCGCGCGAGTTTGCGAAGGCCGCGTCAAATCTTGACGAAATAGCAAGGCAAGCAACTGGAGCCCCAAGAGGGTCGCGCGCGTCTAGTGTAATGACGCCTGAGCAGATGCAAACCATTGAGGCAACCCGCCAAGCTCTTGCAAGACGAGAACAAGCAAGAATGTTAGGGGCTCCAACAGGCTCGCCGACTGCTCAGAATCTTGCAACGGAAAACATCTTGAGAAGGACTCTTGGTCCGGTCGGATTTCCGCAAACCATGACAGAGCAGACAATCCTGCCTTCCCTTGCGGGGCCTGCTGCGATGTTTGGAAAGGGCCTTCAGGCGTTAGGTGTTGAGAGGCGGGTACAAGAGGAGCTTGCCAGGCAGATGATGAACCCAGCGGCGGCTGCGGCTGCGGCTCAAAGAATTCCGGCGCTAGGACAACCAACCCGTGGCCTACTGGATTACATAACGCCTGCGCTGCCATCAATTGGCCTTGGGATGTACAACCCATAATGGCCGACTTCACCAAAGCCCATGCCTTTGTTGCCAAGTGGGAGGGGGGTTACGTTAACGACCCCCAAGACCCTGGCGGGGAGACCATCTTCGGGATATCCCGCAGAGCGCATCCGCATTGGCCTGGCTGGAAGCTGGTGGATACCGGAGACAGGGGCTCGGAGGCACTAAAGAGAGACACTGAGAAGCTCTACCGGATGGCCTATTGGGGGCCGCTACTGGCAGACCAGTATCCCTCTCAGAGACTTGCTACTCTGGTTTATCAGGCTGCTGTAAACTGTGGCGTGAGCACTGCTTCCAGATGGTTGCAGGAATGCCTGAACAAGTCAGGCGCAGAACTTAAGATTGATGGAAAAGTGGGGAACCATACCCTGCACGCGATTTTCGAGGCCGAGAGAGAAGCCCGGACCTCGCAAGTGGTTGAGGACTTCAAGGGTCGGCAGAAGGAACATTACTACGCACTGGCGAGAAACCCAGGGCGCGAGAAGTTCCTAATTGGCTGGCTGAACAGAGTCAACAGCGCGTGAGGGCGTAATGGAAATCCATCGAGACATTGGTCGGCATGATGCCGAGATTGAGACCCTGCAAAAAGAGATTGCAGAGCTTCGGCATGAAATCAAGCAAATCAGCAAAATCCTGAACGAGGCCCGTGGCGGCTGGCGCACGATGATGCTGTTAGGTGGGGCTGCTGGTGCTGTAGGCGCTGCCTTTGCGAAGCTGGCGCAGTTCCATTGATTGCAGAAACCATCGCCGGAGTCTTTGGGAAGGTCCTAGATAAAGCCTTTCCCGACCCAATCCAGAAAGCCCAAGTGGCTGCGGAACTCGAACGCCTCAAACAGGACGGGGCCTTTCGGGAGCTGGAGATTGCCATCGGCGCAATCAAGGCTGAGGCCGCCAGTTCAGACCCGTGGACCTCTAGAGCCCGGCCTTCCTTCCTGTACGTCTTCTATTTCATCCTCCTAGGCTTGGTCATCCTTGCCCCTGTCCTTGGAATCTTCCAGCCCGCAGGAATGCAGCAGTTTTTCCTGAACGTCAAACTAGGCTTTGAGGCTATCCCAGAAGCCCTGTGGTGGACGTTCTCTGCTGGATATCTCGGGTATACCACTGCACGAACCTATGAGAAGGGGAAACTTCAATGATGGGATTACTTGACCCGCGCCTGATGGCGTACCTCCAGCAGCGAGGCGTCACGCCTGAGATGCTTGCCCAAAGAATGCAGCAGGGTATGCCTGCTCAGCCACGCCCGCAGATGCCGCCTCAGATGCCGCGTCCGATGCAAACCGGACTCGCGGGTCAGATACCTCCTCAGATGCAGACCGGTCTTGCGGGGCAGATACCCAGGCCAATGCCTCAGATGCAGGCGGGCCTGACGGGTCAGATGCTGAACCCTATAATGCCTCGACCGATGCCTCCGCAAATGCAGCGCCCGATGATGCCCCAGACCAACCCTGGCATGGTGAATCCTCAGCTGTTTAATCCGATGATGAATCCAATGAATAGGCCGCGGTGAAGCCAGTAGATTATGACCGCCTGAACAAGTTCAGGGCTGATTGGCTGCAAGCAAAAAATCTCGGATGGAACACCGAACAGCTTGCTTCGCGCCTGGGGATTACGCTCCGGCAGACTTTCCAGCGCAGGAGGCAGACTGAAAAGTTCTTCGGAGACGGGCTTCCGTCTCTGGGGAACAACAACAACATCCCGAACCTTGACCATCAAGAAATCAAGCCGGGGCGGTACATCATCGCCTCGGACTTGCACATCTGGCCCAACGTCCACTCAAGGGCTGAGGATGCTTTCGTCAAGGTCCTTTCAACTCATCACTTTGATGGGCTGATTCTGAACGGGGACGTGTTGGACGGGCCTGCTGTCAGCAGGTACGGCAAAAGGATGGCGGAAGATATTCCGCATATTGTTGATGAAGTGTCTAATGCCCAAGCTCGGGTGCGCGACTATGTGAAGGCTTCAAAGAACAAAAAAATCGCGCGCCACCTTATTCGAGGAAATCATGACTGGCGGCTGGAGAACTACTTGCTTAACAACGCCCCGGCGGTTGAAGGACTGCCAGGCACCCAGCTCGAAGATATCTTCCCAGACTTCATGATTTCCATGTCCGCAAACATCACGGACAGAATCATTATCAAGCACCGCTGGCACGCTGGCGTCCATGCGGCCTACAACAATGCCGTCAGGTCACACACTGCGGCAATGATTACGGGAGACACGCACAGGCTTCAGCTCACGCGATACTCTGCTTATGGCGGGGTTACCTATGGGGTGGAGACAGGCTTCCTAGCCGACCGCTACGGGCCACAGTTCAGCTACACCGAGAACAATCCACAAAACTGGTGCGAGGGCTTCTGTGTTCTGGATGTTGAAGACGAAGAGCCCCACATAGAGCTGATTGATTGTTCTCGAAAGAGCCCCAGGTTTATGGGTAGGCCGATTCATGGAAATCGTTGACCTTGATGACCGCAGACGCAAGAGGCACAAGTTTGGCTCCTACGCCTGCGGGGATTGTGGCTTCGAGATGTGGGCTCTGTGGACTGACAACAAGGTGACCTGCTGTAATTGCGGGGCCATGGCTGCCGACCTTCTTGTTACCAGTCCTTCGAAAGAGCCGCCGCCCACCGAGCATTCGTAAATCCGAGTTGAGTAGCGAAAGGCTCTGGGATGAAGTACCGAGTCCGATGGTCATAGACCGCCCCGTTCTGGTCAACCACATACGTCTTAACTGACGCCTGCTTGCGGATTCCGGGGTTGGGGTCGTTCTTCTTCCCTCTCCATGACGCCCAAGGGTCAGGTGCGGTATCAACGACCTTCATTCGGCCCTTCAGAAGCCCTGCGTGCAGCTTTGCACATTCCCAAGCCTCTGCGTCCCCTTCCTTGCGGGTCGGGAACCGATACCCCAGAGAAGCAGAGCCTCCCGTTACCTTGGCGAGCATCGGTCGGTAGATGGTGTCGAAGAAGTATTTAACGTCCTTTTGGAACTGCGTTAGTGCAATCATGATTCCTCCGTTAATATTTTGAATGCTGTTGCAGCCACTGCTGGAACTTGTCCGTTTCCAATGGCTTTAAGTCTGTCCACCCTAGCGGCCACCCCATGAGCCACTCGACCCACGTCGGGTTCAACGTCCCACGCGCCCACTCCTCCGGCGTAGTCCCGCGAATTCTCGGGTCGTTCCCCAGCATCTTTTGCATTTTTCCGTCTGGGGTCCCGGCTGCGTCTTCGTTCGCCTGAGGAGTGAGCCACAATCCAGATCCTGTCCCTTTTGTGCGGGGCACCAGCGTCTGCCGCTCCCAGCACTCCCCATCTTGCATCAAACCCCATCGAGGCCAAATCTCCAAGGACTTTGCCGAGCCCTCTTCGAGTAAGCATTGGGCTGTTTTCCACGAACACGAATCGGGGTCGTACTTCGCCAACCACCCGCGCCATCTCTCTCCACATTCCGCTTCTCTCTCCGTCAATCCCTGCGCCTTTTCCTGCTGCGCTGATGTCCTGGCACGGAAACCCTCCAGATACCACGTCAACAATTCCTCGCCACGGATTTCCGTCAAAGGTGCGAATGTCATCCCAAATCGGGAAAGGCGGGAGAACGCCGTCATTTTGTCTGGCGCACAATACGCTTGCGGGATAGGGCTCCCACTCAACGGCGCAGACGGTTCTCCATCCGAGCAGGTGTCCGCCAAGTATTCCTCCACCAGCGCCTGCGAAAAGAGCCAACTCATTCATATTCCTAATATTGCCTTGCCTTGCCGCGCCTTGCCCTTCCCGGCCGCGCCTGTCCTTGCCACTCCCTGCCGAGCGATGCCGAGTTAATCCCAGCGATTCACGAAAAACTTTCCAAACAATCCTCGAAAGGTTCCAAGCCCAAGAGCCCTGCCGCCCTCCTCAAACAGATTGAGGATTTCTTGCTCCTGAATCTCTCTGGTCGGATAAAGCCGCAAAGTAAACGAAATGCTCCAAGGTGTAGGAACTACTGGTCGCACTTTAGGATTCGGAATCCCCTTGTCTAGTCTTGCGACAGAGCGATGAATGTATGCCCCAGACAATTCGTCTCTATCGTTTTCAAATTTTCCGAACGCAATGGGTTTCCCGTCTCGGAGTAGCGGGATGAAGTCCTCGCCAATCTCCACAAACGAGAGCATAGCGTTCGCGATGTCTTTATATTTCCTTTTGTCTCGTAGTCGCTTCGGCGCTGAATTGGTGTTGTGGGCCGACAAGAACGACATAATGTTCGCTGCCGGCAATCCAATAATTTTGGAGTCTCCCGGCTGGAAGTAGAACTTCTGGTAAGGCTCCAGCTGGGTGGAGTTGTCCCCTGCGTACCTGTCGAACATGATTGGCTTCGTTCCGCATAGTTCTACAGACCTTTCGATGATTTCTGTGTGTCGATTTATTTTGACCGCGCTCATTTTTACCTCAACTTTGTTTTGTGTTTGCCTTGCCTTGCCTCGCCTAGCCGCGCCACGCCGGGCCATGCCATGCCTGGCCCAGCCGTGCCAAGCCGCGCCTTGCCGCGCCGAGCCGCGCATTGCCCCGCCCAGCCTTTCCGTGCCGGGCCGAGCCTGGCCACGCCTGGCCGCGCCTCTCCGCTCCGCGCCGTTATCTATTACCAGTATTCCTCATCCGGTCCGTCATCCTCGCTCATCATGACGAACAAAATCTCGGACTCAATTTCTGCTTTCTCTTCTCTGGTGAGTACCCAGTCCAGCTCCTCGCCATCCTCTGACAGCAAGCCCCATTCGGAGAAGTGACCTTCGCTGGGCGTCCAGTTATCTGGATGCCCCGATCGATTACCCTCGACAGGAGGGTCAAAGCTGCTCACATCCACAATGACAATCTGTCCGCGTAGTTCAGTCTCAAATTGCATACATCACCTCACATGTCGCCAGGTTTGATAATTGACCGCATCCCATGCACTGCCGTAACTGACCGGAATCTCCAGAAGGTTGACCGCACATCTGATGCAGACCCCTTTCTGATGCAGTTCCCTAAGGCTTGCGACCTTCTCATCAGTCAGCTTTGCGCGATGGTGGGACTCCCCTGCTGGAGCCCCTCGATGCCCTCGCTTCCGTGGTATCATAGTACCAATCAAAACGGATTGTCATCATTAAATTCTTTCTCGACCACCTTTTTGGCTTGGTTGATTGCCCTGTTCCCAGCCTCAGACTTTTGCTGAAGTGCCAGGGACATGAACTTGCCCCCGTCCTTCTTCGAGGTCCGAATCCATGCTGACAGGTAATACTCGACCCCGTTGACCGTTACCCCACCCCGGTAGTCGGGATGGTTATCGGATTCCTTGCGGTCATTCTTGAACAGCACACCACTATTGTCGCGTTCCATTACTTGGCCTCCTTCAGGCTTCTGATAAATGCTTTCGTGTCTTCAGGACACATGTCCCACACCATGCGCTTGCCCTCTGCCGGAAGTTCTTCAAGCAGCTGGTTTGCATACGCCTCGTCCGTGTTTTCTCGGCACTCAATGAGGCTGGCAACGTACTCCATCCGCATCACTGCGGCCTTCTGTTCCAGCTCTCGTGCAAGCGCCTTCTGCTTCGTGTTCAGCCTTCCAAAAGCAAATCGGTAGCCCTGCTCGTCAACCTTCGCGAGGTTCAGCAGCGCCCAGCCGTTCTGTGTCTCCAGCGCCTTGACGACTTCGCCAAGGCGGCCTGATGCGTCCTCCTCGGTTCCCTTCGAGCTGTCGACCGCGTCATGCTCGACAATCTCCAAAGCAGCGACCCATAAATAGCGCCGCGTGTACGTCTGAACCGCCCCGAGGTTTTGAACCTCGTGACACCCTTTGAGCTGCGCGCTCGACATGGGGCTGGTGATGACAATCTTTTCTTCAGGATTGTCTGCGTTCACGATTTCCATCCGGGCCTCTTCGGCGCCGAACGAAATCAGCGGACACAATCCGACCTCTGAGAAGATGTTGAGGGCAGGGATAATGAAGTCCCCAAGCTCGAAGTATTGATACCCCGCGAACTTGTTCTGACCAGACTTCTTGAGTGCGAGCTTATGGAACGCAGAGCGTGCTGCGTTCAGTTTGAGATAGACATTCATGTTCTACTCCACAGGTTTTCGACTGACTTTCTTGCTGCCACTGCAAAAGTGGCGCACACCATTTTCCCAAGTTCTGCCATCGCAGTCTTGCGGTCCTCGTGGTGACTGACGTACATGGCCGCGACCATGCCGATGATGTCGGCAGGGCAGTCAATCAAGAATTCGACTCTGCCCTCATGGTCTGTCCAAGAGCTGATGATTTTGGCCTGTTCGTCGCGGGACAGGGCGTCCCAGTGTGCCCGACCTTCTGACTTTGCTTTCTCTGCAATCTGGTCCCACATAATTACCACCCATACAGCGGGCTAGTCTTCAGCCCGAAGTAAAGAAACGTTCCCCACACAGCGACTGCCAGAACAAGCTCTGCCAGCCAGCACAATACCTTTTTCATACCTCACCTCACTTCGTTGTGTGGGAGCATCCTACCAGACCCAGCACCCTTGTCCAATGTTTTTCTGTTCCAATGGTGACAACTTCTGTTCCTTTGGCGACAACTTGTAAGCATCACTTACAGGTTGACTGATGGTACGATAATGCTAAACTCCGCCCATGACGATTACCGAAAAGGCTAGGGCCTACGTGCACAGTATTCGTGGAGACTGGCCTCGGTTATGCGCAGACACCGGGCTGACGTACCACTGGGTCTGCAAGTTCGCTCAGGGGGTTATCAAGAACCCTTCGGCTGACTTTATCGAGAAGTTGATGAAGCATGAGAAGAAGCGACCATCCTGAGCTGGAGGGAATCATCATGGGTTCACTGATTGGGCTAATCATCTGGGGATTTATCATCACGATTGGAGCCGCCCTGTGACTCAGCGAGAAAAGGTCCTGAAAGCCCTTGAGAGGGGCCAGAGGCTTACACCGCTGGAGGCCCTGAACCGCGGCATGGGTCTACGCCTCGGAAGCCATATACACGCTCTCCGTAAGGCAGGGCACGACATCCGGTCTGAGCTTGTCCAGAAGGGTGATGCAAGAGTGGCGAAATACTGGTTGCACAAGGCTTGAACCAGTAATATTCTGAACATCGGCCTAGCATAGCTAGCGAAAAGAGGACTTCGACTACCCTCCTGGCCGATTCTCTCCTCAGTCGATGGGTTCCTAGTCCGGGCCCGCGCAAACCCAGACTCGTACTCCGCACGTCAGCAGGTGCGTGTCTGTCGCAGCTCGGAAGAAAAGCAGACATCTAAGAGTGGGCAAAGGTCCGACCCCTGACCTCCACGACGGTGACGCACGGTACCCTAGTGCAACCGAAACGGAAGAATGACCGGCAAGGCCTTCGGGCTTTGTTCGACAGGAAGGCTACTGAAAAAGGCCTTAAATACCTGTCACCGGAAAATGGGGAGGGTTTGCTTGAAAAATGATTAATCCACAGTTAAGAGCACTCAGAATGGAAATCCTCAGGGACAAAGCCTTGAGGGAAAGCTGGGAGGAGAGAGCAGCCATCATGCAATACGATGGGGGCCTCTCTAAAGAAGATGCAGAAGAACAAGCAATGATTGAGGTGTTAAATGCTAGACCCAGAGATGTGGACAGATTTCGTCCAGCACCGGAAAGATATCAAGAAACCCCTAAGCCCAGTGGCCGAAAAAAGGATGCTTTCGAGGCTTTCTAGGTTTGTGGAACAGGGGATGAATGTGAACGCCATGCTGGAGCGCAGCATCGTGAATGGATGGCAGGACGTCTACCCCGAAAAACAGGAGTCCAGACCGCTCTCCCACCGGATTGCTGAAATCCCAGAAACCCCTGAAATCGACAGAGAGGCCGCCAGAGCGGCAGTCAAAGAAGCCATGGGGAAACTGAGGGTCATCCGATGAATCGTGAAGAATACATCCAGAGAGCCGTAGAGATGGCCATGCGAGGCGAGGACCATCCTCACGCCCTGCTGACTGAGGCGCAGGTCAAGGAAATCAAGCACGCGGCTTGGCAGCGAAAACAGATTCGTGCTTGGGTGAGAGACAACGTCTCCGAGGCTGCATTATGTCGGAGGCATGGCCTGACCCGGCGGAAGCTCTGGGAGTTCAGAAATTGCGTGACAGAAATCAAGCAAGCCAAGACGCAGCGGGATGAAATGAATTCCTTTGTGAGTCAGAATCTGACCAACGCTGCTCTGGCAAAACGGTTCAACGTCAGCCAGAACACCATCGATTCCATCGTTCGAGGGCTGAGGTGGGTACATGTGGACACGGAAAGGGGAATGGTTTCTCGAAGACCTGCCCTTCAAAATCTGCAAGGCTCTCGTCAACGGGCAAGCTAGATATACAGTCACAGAAAACAAAGAAATCCGGGCGGTCTTTGACTGCCCGAATGAGGCTAAAACATGGGTCTCCCGGATGCTGAAAGGGTCGGAAAGGCCCTCAATTTTCTATGCGATAGCGACGAGCCATACGCCAGAGCCGCCGCCCAGTTGGAGGCTGCGGAACTCCGAGTGAAGCAGGTTCGTGAGGTTGCCTTCCTTGAGGCCACGGGAACCCAAGCAGAGCGGGCCGCCAGGGCAAACCAGACTCCTGAGGCTCTAGAGGCCAACTCGGAGCTGGAGAAGAAGGTTTACCAGAAAGAACTTTTGAAAGCCCGCAGAGCGACAGCACTTGTCCTGATTGACGTCTGGAGGACGCTGGAAGCCTCCCAGCGGCGCTCATGAACTGGCGCAGCCGGAAGTACCTTGACAGGGTAAAAGACCTCTCTTGTCGTCTGTGCGGGGCTGAGGACGGGACCATCGTCCCAGCTCATTACTCGGGATATATGTCCCACAAACTTGGTAAGGGCATGGGGCAGAAAGCCTCCGACCATTGCGTTGCTGCGCTGTGTCATTCCTGCCACACCCAGATGGATAGTTACAAAGACGGGAACGGCAAGGACAGGGCCATTGCGTTCATGATTGCCATTCTGGAAACACAAGGAGAGCTGTTGAATGCGTCGGGCTGCAAAGGTTGACGGAAACCAGGCGGAAATCATCAAGGCCCTGCGAGACAGCGGGGCCTCGGTGACCTCTCTGCATCAAGTGGGGCAGGGGGTGCCAGACATCCTAGTAAGCCACGCGGGAGTCTGGTATCTGATGGAGCTGAAGACTCCGAAAGGCTCGGTGAATGAGATTCAGAGCGAATGGATGAAAAAACAAAAGGCCCCTGTGTATGTCGTTAGAACCCCCATCCAAGCCTGCGAAATCATCGGACAGACTTGGAGAACAGCCCTCGGGGATGATTTGGAAAAAGGAACGCGATAGGTGGACCCAGATTGTCCGGCCCGGCCAGCATCGATTGATGGCGGTATGGCGAGGGAAGCACTGGGTGGTGGTCCGGAATTTCTGGAAACCCAGCGTTCTGCAATGGGATTTTCCCGTTATACTAGGCAAGTGGAAAACCGCCAAAGAGGCGAAACAATTCTGCGAGGAATACCATGCCGCTGAAGAAGGGCTCAAGTCAGAAGACCATCTCCAAGAACATCCGCACGGAGATGAAAAAGGGCTACCCGCAAAAGCAGGCGGTAGCCATCGCGCTCAGCGTCGCCGGAAAGTCCAAAAAGAAGAAGTGAAATGACAGTTTCTGTTCTCCATCAGAAAGTGTCCGCTATTGCGGACGACCCGGCCTCTGTTGCCGCTGGAGAAGTGGTCCCTTCAGACTGGAACGCTTCCCACAATATAACGATGGATTCTGGTTTTCTGTTGGGGCGCTCTACCGCAGGCGCAGGGTCTGCTGAAGAAATCACAGTAGGGTCTGGCCTTTCGCTGTCAGGCGGAACGCTATCAGCCTCGGCTGGCGTCTCGTCATTCAGCGCCGGAACGACAGGCTTCACGCCAAACACCGCAACGACCGGGGACGTTACCCTTGCCGGGACGCTTGCTGTCGCGAACGGCGGGACTGGCGTTACGACCTCCACCGGCACAGGGTCTGTTGTTCTTTCAACTGGTCCAACGTTTGCGCCTGATGTTGTGATGTCTGGTTCTTCGTCTAATCCTATTTTGCGAATTACCCAAACCGGGGCTGGCAATGCTTTGCTTGTTGAAGACCAAACAAGCGTAGATGCGAGTCCTTTCGTCGTATCTGGGTCGGGGAATGTAATTTTAGGGCACACCGTTCAGCTGGCTGGAGCGCAATACAACCCCTCGCTTGAGGTTTTTGGGTCAGATCCATCTTTGTCGAGCATTGGGCAATTCCAATACTCGGCGGATACTTTAGGGTCTAGGTTCCAATTAAACAAAACTAGAGGCACCGCGCCAGCGACGCATACTGTTGTGCAGCAGAATGATGAATTAGGCGCGATTCAGTTTTCGGGGTCTGATGGCACGAATTACATTCGCGGAGCGAATATTAGAGCGCTAGTAGATGGCACCCCAGGCACAAACGATATGCCCGGTCGACTTGTGTTCAGCACTACGGCGGTTGGCTCCAGTTCTCCGACCGAAAGAATGCGAATCGACAACGCCGGGAATGTCGGAATTGGCGGAACCCCAACAGTTGATTTGCTGCGGCTCACAGGAACCGCCTCGGGCGGCACGACAATCAACGGGCTTACCATAGACGAATTGGTTGGGAGCGGGGTTACTAGCGCCTATCGCAGCGTATTAAGCCGACCAATTCTTGAAAACGCAACCTTCACTCTTAACAATCTTTATCATTTTTACTCAAACCCACAAACAAAACCCGCAGCGGCAACGCTGAGCAATCAATACGGATTCTTTGCAGAATCGACCCTGACTGATGCAACCGTCAATTATGGGTTCTACGGGAACATTGCCTCAGGGACTGGGCGTTGGAATGTCTACGCTGCCGGAACAGCTCCAAACTATTTCGCGGGGAATGTTGGAATAGGGCAAGAGCCCGGAAGCGTCGCGTTGCGATTGGGCGGAACAATCTCCACGAGCGGAACGACGGTAAACGGAGCAACGCTTAGCCAGAGAATCGCGAGCAGTCAGACCGGCGGTTATTTTGGAATTTACAGCGCAACGAGTACAGAAGCCGCGACCTTTACTGCGGCCAATTTCATTCATTTTATGGTTGACCCTGCCGCGAAAGGCGCTGGATCAACAATTACTGCACAGTTTGGATATTACGCGCAAAGCTCACTAAACGGCGGAACGAACAACTACGGGTTTTACAGCAACATTGCTGCGGCAGGGAATCGCTGGAACTTCTACGCAAACGGAACGGCACAAAATTACTTTGCCGGTAATACATTTATCGGCGCAACAACCGGCGACCAAGCTCTCAATGTAAGTGGAGCGGTGCGTGTTGCGAACATCACGACCGCAAACCAAACCTCTGCCGGAACGATGGATTTTACCGGCGGCGCTCTACGTTTTCTTGTGTGGGGGTCTGCTGGCGTTCAGGGAACAATTCAATGGTGGACAGCGCCTGGCGGTTCCGGCGCAACGCAGCGAATGACTCTGACGGGTTCCAATAACCTCGGGCTCGCCACTGCGACATTCGGAACAAGCGCAACGAATACGTTCTCAATTGCGTCAGGAACAGCACCAACGTCCGGCGTTGCTGATACCGTGCAGCTGTACTCAAGCGACTTAAGCGCCGGGAACACTATTCCCAGTTGGTATACAGAAGGCACCAACGTCGGGACAGGAACGCCGACAGCAAACAGGACAATTGCGGTTAGATATAACGGAACGGTCTACTATTTACTCGCGAGCACAATCCCATGATAAAACTAGAACTGACAGTTGAGGAAGTGAACATCATTCTGCAAACGCTCGGAAATCTTCCGACCAGCTCCGGCGTATGGCCGCTGGCGGTTAAGATTAAAGAGCAGGCCGAGGCGAATGTAAAAAATGATTAGTTACACCTGGAAGGTTACGAAATTTGAGGTCATCGATGAAGGCCCACTCTCCGACGTTGCGGTCATTAGCTACTTTGAGTGTAACGGAGAAGAGGACGGGCTTAAGGGCATGGCTGGAAGCGATGTTCGTCTGCTTCCTCCTGACCCCGACAATTTTGTTCCTCTGGATGACGTTACTGCTGACGAGGCTGTTGCTTGGACCTTGGCGGCCCTCGGAGAGCGTGCACAGGTTTATGAGGAAATGGTTCTCCAGCAAATCGAAGGACAGAAGCTCCCTCAGCCGAGAGCAGTAGAACTGCCTTGGATGGATGGCTAGCGGCTTTCAGCAGAATGCCTTTCAAGACTCCGCCTTTCAGGTCGGGGCGGTTGTCTCTGTCCGCAAAGGTGGAATCGGGAAGAGGTACCCCAAGCGGGTAACAGTCGACGGGCGTGTCTACACTGTCCGCAGCCGTGAGGAGGAAATAGCCCTCCTACGCAGACTGACAGAACAAGCCAACGACCAGGCCGCTATCGCAAAGGGCCTCGGAGACGAGGTTCTTGCCAGGCGAATCATCAAGAAAGCCGAACGCCTCGAAAAGAAGGTAGACGAGCGCGCAATCCTGCTGCAAAGGCTGTTGAGGGATGACGAAGAAATCCTATTACTTCTGAGTGCGTAACATGAATAGATTCCAGCAGCTTGTTGGCGGACTTCTCAATGCAGCCCCAGACCTCGGCGCAGGCGTGGCAAGGGGGGTGACCGCTGACGTCTTGGGAACCCCTGTAGACACCCTGAACACTATCAGGCAGGGGCTCCTGATGCCCGCACAGGCAGGGAACCCGGTAGCCCGTGGAATTGTAGGGCTCCTCGGGCCTGTCCAGCAGACGGGCACTAGTGACTACTTCGCACAGCAGATGGGGCTTCCTGAGGGCCAGGGGATGGCCTACGAAGCAGGCCGGATGCTGTCCCCCAGCCCTAGCGACCTGATGTCCCTTGCAAGGCGTGCGCCCTCCATTCAAGAACTCATCACCTACCACGGAACCCCGCACCAGTTCCCTGCGACAGAGGCCAACCCCTTGGGAGAGTTTGACGCCTCCAAGATTGGGACCGGAGAGGGGGCGCAGGCTTACGGGCATGGGATTTATGTTGCTGAATCGCCGGATGTTGCAAAAGGATACAGAGAATCATTGTCAAATAATGTGATTGTGGATGGCAAAAAACTTCAGACCATTCCATCAGATAGCCCGATTGCACAAGCTCAAAATAATGTTATTACTGCAATGACTCAACAGAAAATGAGCCCTCAAGATGCGATTGCATATACAGTTAAATATTGGAACGACGCCGCCAACGAAATGGCTGCTTTTGTAAAAACGAACCCTGAACTTGCAGACAGAATAAATAAAGAAGTGGCTTCTCGCAGGGAAATTGCAAAGTCAGCTTCATTGTTGAAACCAGAAAGTTTTTATAAAGACCCCGGCGCTTTGTACACCGCTGACCTTCCAGACGAAATGATTGACAAGATGCTGGACTGGGATAAGCCGCTGAGTGAGCAGTCGGAGGCGGTGCAAAGCGTGTTGCGCGGAATGTGGCTGAAAGCCAAAAAATCATTTGAAGGACTCGACCCAAACGGAAACCCAATAGCCGGACAAGTGCATCATTTGTATTCGCAGCATCGCGGCGGAAATACTGCCACAGTCGCGGAAGAGCTAAGAGCATCAGGAATCCCCGGCATCAAATACCTAGACGCTGGCAGCCGAGGCGATAAAGCAAAGCCCACCCGCAACTTTGTTTTGTTCCCCGGTGAAGAGAAAAAAGCCAAAATCATAAAGAGGGAGTGATATGGCCGGACTCCTCGACAAAGACACACTGCCCTGCAACAAGCCAAGGCGCACCCCAGCACACCCAAGCAAAAGCCATGTGGTCAAAGCCTGCTATGACGGAACGGAGAAAATCATCCGATTCGGAGAGCAGGGAGCCAAGACCGCAGGCAAGCCTAAGGCGGGGGAATCCGAGAAGATGAAACAGAAGCGCAAGTCTTTCAAGTCCAGACACGGCAAGAATATTGCCAAAGGGAAGAGTTCAGCAGCCTACTGGGCGGACAAGGTTAAATGGTAGGGCAATACCAGAATGTTCCAAAAGTGACACCAAGGGATTATCCTACCAGCACAAAAATTTAGGATTGGAAACGAATGGCTCTGAGAGGCGGGCAACCGGGTAACAACAACGCAGGCAAAGCCAAAATCTGGAGCGACGCCATCAGGCGTGCTGTTTTGCAGGGCAAGAAGCTGGACAGCCTAGCCAATGCCATCATCACGGCAGCAGAGGGTGGAGACATTGCAGCCCTGAAGGAAATCGGGGACCGCCTAGAAGGTAAGGTTACTCAGACAATCGCAGGAGAGGATGGGCCGGTCGAACTGGTCATCACATGGTCCGACAGCACTGCCAAATAGCCTACGCTCCTCGACCGCTTCAGCTCGAATACCACAACCGGAAGGAACGCTGGGCCATTGCGGTATGTCACCGCAGGTTCGGCAAGACGGTGATGGTCTTGAATGACCTCGTGAGGGATATCGTCACCTGCCCGAAACCAAGACCGAGAGGGGCCTACATTGCGCCCCTGTACCGCCAGGCTAAGGCGGTGGCTTGGGACTACCTTCAGGAGTTCACCCGAGCCATTCCGGGGATGACCTATAACCAAGCCGAGCTGAGGGCAGACTTCCCGAATGGAGCACGGATAAGCCTATATGGAGCTGATAGTCCAGATTCTCTTCGCGGTATTTATCTGGATGCTGTGGCTCTTGATGAATACGCCCAAATGAGCGAGCGGGTCTGGGAGGAAATCATCCGCCCAGCACTGGCAGACCGGAAGGGCCGGGCTACCTTCATCGGCACCCCCATGGGCCATAACGCCTTTTATCAGCTCTACTCCCGTTACCGAGAAGACCCCGACTGGTATGTCGTAGTCCACAAGGCCAGCGAAACGAAGTACGTGGACGAGGACGAGCTTGCAGACCAAAGGAAACAACTGAGTGACGAACGATACGCGCAAGAATTCGAATGCAGCTGGACCGCTGCCATTGTCGGCAGTTATTACGGCCGTCTGCTCGAAGATGCAGAAAAGTCAGGCCGACTTCGAAACATCAGCGCGGACCCAGGATACCTTGTTGAAACTTGGTGGGACCTTGGTATTGGAGACTCAACGGCAATCTGGTTTGCCCAGAGGGTCGGACCGGAAGTCAGACTTCTGGACTACTACGAAAACAACTCAGAACCCTTGAGCCACTATGCTCAAGTAGTCCTTGAGAAGGCCCGCAAGAACAAGTGGACCCTCGGGGATATTGTCCTGCCGCATGACGCCAAACAAAGAAGCCTAGACACTGGGAAAGCCCGGGTGGATACGCTGTCTGACCTGTTGGGACAAAGACCCCTCGTGCAGGCTCAAAGCAGGATAGAGGATGGCATCGAGGCGGTACGAAAAATGCTGCCGAATTGCTGGTTCGATGCGTTACACTGTGCAGCAGGTCTGGACGCGCTCCGCCACTATCGTGCTGAGTATGACGAGGTGCGGAGAACCTACCGATTGAGGCCGGTTCATGACTGGGCCTCGCATGGTTCTGATGCGTTCAGAGTAGGTGCAATGCACAAGGGGCGGCAGGAAAAACGCTGGGAACCCATCAAATACTCGAACAAGGGGATTCTGTGAACACCGCCTTTCTCATTAAGCGTATCGCCGAGCTGGCCGCAGAGGTTGCAGCCCTGAAAGCTGCGGTGACTGCGCTGGAAGCCCGACTGGAGAAGCGGAAAAATGCCAAAGCTGAGTGACTCCCAAATCCTTGCCCGAGCCCAGATGGAGGTCACCTCCACAATCGGGCGTTGGGGCTCTGAAATCTCCAACGAGCGAGCGGTCGCCCTCGACTACTACCTTGGCGAGGAATACGGGGACGAGGTAGAGGGCCGCAGCCAGGTCATCACTCGCGAGGTGATGGAGACGGTTGAGTGGATTCTCCCGTCCTTGGTCCGAATCTTTGCTGACGCTGACAATCTGGTGGTCTTTGACCCTGTCGGTCCTGAGGATGAGCAGCAGGCCCAGCAGGAGACAGACGTTGTCAATTATGTGTACTGGAAGCAGAACAAGGGCTTTTATAATACCTACACGTTCCTGAAGGACGCCCTGCTCTCAAAGAACGGTATTCTCAAGGTCTGGTGGGACGACGAGGAAATCGAGGAGCGGGAAGAGTACACCGGCCTTGATGAGCTGGGGATTATGCAGTTGATGGCTGACCCGACCGTGACTCGGGAGCCTCTGGAAGTGGAGATGGCCGAGGACGGCTCGATGTCCGTCTCGTTCAAGACCACAAAGAACAAAGGGCGGGTCAGGATTGAGCCTGTCGCCCCCGAGGACTTCGGCATCAGCCGGGACGCCTCAAGCCCCTACGCGAAGGACGCCCGGTCTTGCTATATGCGGGTCCAGAAGTCCAAGTCCGACCTGATTGAGGCGGGATACGACCGCGAACTGGTCGAAAGCCTTCCGACCTCTGACGACGTAGACACCCCGGAGAAGATTGCCCGAGACCGCCTAGACGATGAAGGTCTGGCGACCGTCTACACGCACGACACTTACTGGATAACCGAGTGCTACCTCTACCTTGACCGGAACGACGACGGGATAGATGAGCTGCTGAAGGTCACCTACGCCGGAGACCCGGACGGTGGCGGCTCAGCTACCCTGCTGGATGTGGAAGAGGTAGACCGCATCCCGTTTGCCACAGCCACCCCTGTCATCTTGACTCACAAGTTCTATGGACTCTCCATCGCCGACCTGACGATGGACATCCAGCACATCAAGTCCACCCTGTTGCGGCAGGTTCTGGACAACACCTACCTTGCGAACAACTCACGGACCGTGGTGAACGACGAGTTCGTGAACATGGACGACCTGCTGACCAGTCGTCCTGGCGGGGTTATCCGAGTTCGTGGCGACCAGCAAGCCGGAGCCTATGTTTCGCCCCTGCCGCACTCTCCGTTGCCGCAGGAGACCTTTCCGCTGATGGAGTACATGGACAACCAAATCAAACAGCGCACAGGCGTTGGCGATGAGGTTGCCGGACTCGACAAGAACGCACTGAGTAACGTCAACACGGGTGTGGCTGCACTGGCTTACGACGCCGCCCGCATGAAGATTGAGCTTATCGCCCGAATCATGGCCGAGGTGGGCTTCCTGCCTTTGTTCAAGGACATCCACGAGATTCTGAGCAAGAACCAAGATAAGCAGATGGTTCTGAAGCTGCGCAATCAGTGGATTCCTGTGAACCCCGGAGAGTGGCGGGAACGCGAGAACATCACGGTCAAAGTGGGGATGGGTAACCAGTCCCGCGAGCGCCGGATTATGGGAATGATGCAGATTATTGACCTTCAGCAGAAGTACGCGGGGGCGGGGGCGATGGGCTCGCTCGTTCTTCCCGAGCAGATGTGGCAGGCCAACAAAGAGCTGGTTCAAGCCATGGGATTGCAGCCAGAGCTGTTCTTCATGGACCCGAAGATGGCACCGCCTCCGCCTCCGCCGCAGCCAGACCCCGCAGCCATGGCGGCTCAGGTTCAGGCTGAAGCCCTGATGCTGG